AGGGGGCGTGAAAAACCGCCGACCGGGGCCGCTAGAACGGCACGCGCAGCCGTGCGTCTTTTTTCAAGGATTTTGGAGGTTTCCATGGGACAACGTGGCCCGAAACCGACGCCAACGAAGGTGCTTGCGCTCCGTGGCTCCTGGCTGGCGAAGACCCGCCCGTCCGAACCGCAGCCCGCGCCGGCGCTGCCCTCCTGTCCCACATGGCTCGATCCGAAGAGTGCCCATCTCTTTCGTACTCTCGCCAAGCAACTGGCTGACCTGGGGATCGTCGCGCAGATCGACCGTGGAACCCTGGCGCGCTATTGTCGTCTCACCACCCGCTGGCGCGAGATGGAAGCGTTCATTCAGGAACATGGCACCACGTGTGAACTCTACGGGATGGACAAAGAGGGGCAGACCTTTCTGGCGCAACTCAAGCTCTATCCGCAAGTCCGCGTGGCGCAGGCTCTCGCGGCGGAGCTGTTACGGATTGAAAATCATTTTGGCTTGACGCCCAGCGCGCGGACCGCGTTGCAGGTGGAAAAGGCCCCGCATGAAGGCCACGACCCGAAGGCGAAATTCTTCCGCCAAGCCTAAGGCACGCCTCACCAAAGCGTGGCGCCAGCGTCTCGGAATGATTCCGGGGTATGACCCAGAAGCCACTGCTGGCGATGCCTGGTTTGACCCGGAGATCGCCGAGAAGTTCCTGGAGTTCTTCCCGGCCTGTCTGCGGCATATCGAGGGCGCCGTGGCCGGACAGCCCTTCATCCTGGAGCCCTGGCAGCAGGCGATTGTGGCCAATGTGTTTGGCTGGCAACGCCTCGATGAGCGGGGGCGGCAGGTGCGGCGCTACCGGGAATTGTTCTTTTATGCGCCCAGGAAACAGGGGAAAAGTCCCCTCTGCGCGGCCATTGGTCTGGCGGTGTTGTTTTGCGATGACGAGGTGGGGCAGCAGAACTACATCGCCGCTGGGGACCGTGAGCAGGCCGGGAAGCTCTTCCGGTACGCCAAAGGCATGGTCGAGCGTGATCCCGATCTCACTCGTCGCTGTCGCATCTATGGCGGCAATGCCACCGCCGGGCAGTCGCGCTCGATTGTCATTGAGCAGGAAGCGTCGTTTCTGCGCATCATTGCCACCGATGCCGAGACGGCGCACGGTGATACCACGCACCTGGCGATTATCGACGAGCTGCACGTGCAACAGAGTCGCAACTTCTTTGATACGGTACGCACGTCGTTTGCCTCGCTGAACCGCCGCCAGCCGCTGTTTGTCCAACTGACCACGGCCGACTATGATCGCCCGAGTATCTGTAACGAGCAGTATCAGCTGGCCTGCCGCATCCGCGATGGGCAGATCCAGCGCCCCGACTTTTTGCCGGTCATTTATGAAGCGCCACGGACCTGGGAGGGCGAGGACCTGGACTATACCGACCCGGCCGTGTACCAGAACGAACAGATCTGGGAAATCGCCAACCCGAACCTGGACGTGAGCGTCTCGCGGGCGTATCTGCGCAGCGAGTTTCAGCGGGCGCAGGAGACGACGGGCTACTTGCCGACGGTGCTCAGGCTACACCTCAATGTGCGGACGCAGCAGGTGTCGATGTGGCTGGACTTGCAGAAATGGGACGCCAGCGCCGGCGCGGTCGATGCGGAGGGATTGCGCGGGCGCGAGTGCTGGGCGGGACTGGATCTCGGGGCGACAAGTGATTTGACCAGTCTGTGTTTGCTCTTCAGTGAAGACGATGGTACCTACAAAGCCCTGTGGTACAACTGGGTGCCGGAGGAGACGGCGAAGAAGCGGGCGCGCCATGGCGATCCGGTGTACCTGGAGGCCCTCGAACGCGGCGAGCTGGAGACCACCGAGGGTGATGAGACGGACTATGCGGTGATCCGCTCCCGTATCCAGGATCTGGCCGAGGTGTACATGATTAAGGAGATTGCCGTCGACCGGCTGTTCCAGGGCGTAGAATTCTGCCAGAACCTGCTCAAGGATGGTTATGCTGTTGTGCCCTATGGCCAGGGGTACTTATCCATGGCTGCCCCTGTCCAAGAGATCGAACGACTCATTAACCGAGGCACCCTGCACCATGGCGGGAATCGTTTGGTACGGTGGTGCGCTGGCAACTGTGTGGTGCGCCGTGATCCAGCGGGCAACATGAAGATTGACAAAGAGAAGAGCAGTGACAAGGTTGATCCTTTGGTCGCGCTGGCGATGAGTCTTGGGAGAGTGATGGTACGGCCAGAGGCGAAGGGCAGTGTGTATGACGAGCGTGGGCTGGTCAGTGTGTAGGGAGGGGGAGGTATGGAACCAGCACAAGACCGCGACGGCATGGCTACGGAACTCCTGAAGGGGATTCTGTCGTTTATGTTCATGATGTTAGTCGGCTGGATTGCGTTCTTGATTGGGCGGGCATCCCCCAGAGAGAAGTAGGGGAGGATCGCGATGAGCGAGCAACCACAGCATGCTCCCCAGCGGCATCCTCCTCCTGCGCCTGACGCGGTGAGTACATGAGCAGCGTGGCCTCTTCGTCCGCCGTTCCCCGCCGTTATGGCGTCTTCCGCCTTGCGGGGATGTTGTACCGCACCCTGGAAGACTTGCGCACGGTGCAGCAGATCCTGGCGTCGGTCGTCGTGGTGCGGTGTGAATATCTGCATGCCGAAGAGGTATTTGCCTACCATGCCTGGTGTGCGGAGTGGGCGGAGGTCCCCCAGGGGCATCGCCTCCCGGAGTATGAAGCGGTGTTCGATGGTTCCTTGAACACGGTCACCTGGAGGCCCGTACTATGAGCGAGAGCGGCCTGACCAATCCGGATCCCTGGTTGCAGCAGTGGGCCGACGCCCAACGCCCAACGCCTCCCCCCGTGTCGCCCCGCATTCAGCACATGATTCAAGTGGTACTTGAACATCAACGCGAGATCTGTCATTATGCCACTGGCACCCTTGAATTACACTTCCATGATGCCTCGGTGAAGGCCAAGATTACCCTTCACTTGCCGTCCTAGAGTCCCCCCGGCACACCTATCCGACCGGGCCGTGTGTCCTCCACGCTGAGGACGTATTGGCCCATGCGCTGGTTTCCCTGGCTCCGTCCCAAAGCTGCTGCCCCGACGCTGACTGCCGCGAACGGCATGAGCGGCCTGCAATCGCCGTCCGCCTGGCTGCTGTCGTGGGCGGGAGGGCTGACCACCCGCGCCGGGATGGCCGTGGGACCCGTCACCGCCATGACCCTGGCGATCTACTACGCCTGTCTGCGCAACATCTCCGAAGACGTCGGCAAGCTCCCCCTGCACACCTATCGCCGCCTGCCCCGTGGCAAAGAGCGCGCGGTCGACCATCCCGCCTATGCCCTGCTGCACGATCAGCCCAACGATGATATGACCGCCATGACCTTCCGCGAGACCCTGACGCATCACGCCCTGGCCTGGGGCAACGGCTATGCCGAGATCGTCTTTAGCCCGGGCAACGTCGTGCAGGCCCTGTGGCCGATCCATCCGAGCCGCGTGCAGGTGCGCCGCGATGAGGACGGCCGCCTCGTGTACGACGTGTACGGGGGCGAACTCACCCTGCCGGGCGGCAGCCGTGCCGGGGTACGGCGGCTGCGCCAGGACAATATATTGCACATCAAGGGCCTCGGGTCCGAAGGCTACGAAGGCTATAGTGTGCTCCGCCTGGCCGCCGAATCGCTCGGCCTCGGGCTGGCGGCGCAGACCTTTGGGGCGGCGTTTTTCGGCAATGGGGCGACTGTCGGCGCGGTGCTCGAACACCCCGCCACCTTGACCGAGGCGGCGCAAAAACGCCTGCGGGAATCCTGGCAGACGATTTATGGCGGGCCGAGCAATGCCATGAAACTGGCCGTGCTCGAAGAGGGCCTGAAGTATACCAGGCTGGGGGTGCCTCCCGAAGAGGCGCAATTCTTAGAGACGCGGCAGTTTCAGGTGGAAGAAGTGTGCCGCTGGTTTCGCATGCCCAAGTCGAAAGTACACGATCTCACCGATTCGACCTATTCCAACATGGAACAGCAGAATCTGGAATATGTCCCGGATACGCTGATGCCGTGGCTCACGCGCTGGGAACAGGAATTGAAGCGCAAACTGTTTGCCGATGAGCCGGAGTATTTTGCCGAACATGCCGTGCAAGGGCTCCTACGGGGCGATCAGGCGGCGCGCGCGACGTTTTACAAGGACCTGTTTGGGGTTGGGGCTATAAGTCCTAATGACGTGCGTGAGTTCGAAAACTTGAATTCTATTGGCCCTGCCGGCGACACGTTTTTTATCGCCTCGAATAACTACACGCCCATCAATCAAGTGGTTCATGAAGATAATACCGATGAGCAGGACGCGCCAAACGCTCCGGCGGGCTTCCCGGCCATCCCAGGCCGCAACGGCACCAATGGTCACCACCCAGAGGAGGAGGAGTAATGCCCCTCCCGACGCCCCGTGACGGCGAAGCAGAGGACGATTTCATCTCGAGATGTATGAAATCGGACACGGCCAACGACGATTTTCCCGACCAGGCGCAAAGATCAGCCGTCTGCTTTCGCCAGTGGCGCGAGGCGCATGGTGAGGCATCCGCCGATGGAACGACCGCGGCGTGCTGGTCGTCCCACCTCGGGATCTGGGCCGTGGAGCCGCTGTGGTTCCAACAAGCGGTCGCCCTCTTCCAGGCGGGGCACACGACCCTCTGGAGTGCACAACCGCTTGCCGCCGTCCGTGACCGACGTCCCTATGAGCTGCAGGAACACACCGCGCTGATTCCGCTCGCTGGCCCGCTGACCAAGGGGGATTCGAAATTCGGCGGCACCAGCACGGTGCGCACCCGGCACGCCCTGCGCCAGGCGGCCCGCGACCCCGAGGTGCACAGCATTGTGCTCCAGGTTTACTCCCCCGGCGGGCACGTCGATGGCGTGCAGGACCTTGCGGATGACGTCTGGCAGATACGCCACAGCAAGCCTGTAGTGGCCCATATTGAGGACCTGGGGGCCAGTGCGGCGTATTGGGTGGCCTCACAGGCGTCGCGCATTACCGCCAACGCCACGGCGGAAATTGGCAGTATCGGGACCATGGCCGTCCTCGAAGATAGCAGTAAACGTCTCGAACGGCTCGGCATCACCGTGCATGTCGTGGCCACGGGCCCCTACAAGGGGCTCGGCGTGGACGGCGCCCCGGTGTCGGCAGAAGCCCTGGGGTATGTGCGGGCGCGGGTCGAGGCCATCAATCAGCATTTTCTTGGCAGTATCCGCCGCAGTCGGGGCCTGTCCCAGGATGCCCTGGCGCTGGTCAGTGATGGCCGGGTGCATCACGGCGCCCCGGCGCAACGGTTAGGCTTACTCGATGCGGTCCAGAGCCTCGACGCAACGCTGGAAGACTTGCGCCGGGGGCATGTGCCGGTCACGCCGGCGCTGGCGGCCCCGCCCCGGGGCCATGCAACGGCACAGGCCAAGATGGTTTTGCGGGCACAACAGCGTCGTCACTCTGACCTGACGCACAGCAGAAGGGAGCAGACCCTATGAGCACCACGTTTGAAGTCCCGAAAAGTCAGGTCATTAAGAACCTGAACCAGTTGCGCGCCGAGAGTACCCGCCTGCAGCAGCAAGCCCAGGCCCTCATCGAGCAGGCCGACGACCAGGGCCGGCACATGACCGACGAGGAAAAGCTGGAGTTTGATGGCCTGATCGCCCAGGCCGATGCCTACGAAAAAGACTATACCGACCAGTTTGAGGCGGACCAGAAAGCCGCCCGGCGCCTGCTCCTGGAAGAACGGCGGCAGGGGATTGACCGCAGCCCCTCGGCGCTCACCACCTTCACGCAGGGCCCCATGGCGCGGCTGACGCACCTCCACGACCGGGTGCTGGACGATCCGAAGCGCGGCTTTGCGTCGATGGGCGAGTTTTTCTCGGTGGTCTATCAGGCCGCCATCCCGGGCCGCGGTCTGTTCGATGAGCGCTTGCTCAAAATGCAGGCGGCCAGTGGCATGAACCAGGGCGATCTCACCCAGGGCGGGGCGCTGGTGCCGCCGTCGTTTTCGCAACAGATTCTCGATCTGGTCAATGCGGCCCCCGAGAACTTGATGCAGTACACCCAGAATTTTACGATTGTCGGGGAATCGCTCACCATTCCGGCGGCCGGCGATTCCATTGGCCCCAGTCGCTACGGCGGCACCCAGGCGTACTGGGTGGCAGAAGGCGAACTCAAAACCCCGTCGTTTCCGCGGTTGCGCCAGATCAAATTGGAGCCTGAAGAGCTGGCCGTGGTGGTCTATGCCACCGACAAGCTGCTCCGCAATGCGCCGGCGCTCGATCAGTACATCCGGCGGTCGGCCTCTGAAGCCATCCTCTGGGCGGTCAACAATGCCATCCTGTTCGGGACGGGGACTGGTCAACCCCTCGGGGTGATGCTGAGCCCGGCGTTAATTACGGTGCCCGCCGAAGGCGCGCAATCGGAGCCGCTGGTGCTCGAAAACATCAACAACATGTACGCCCGCCTGCACCCGCGAGCCGAGCAAGGGGCGCGCTGGTTCATCAACAAAGACGTGGAACCGGCGCTGGAAACCCTCAACCTCCAGCTGGGCACCTCGGGCTTCCCGGTGTTCATCGCCAGTCCCACCGGCTGGCCGAATGTGGCCGAGGCGCCGCAACGGCGTCTGAAGGGCCTGCCGCTGCACACCGTCGAGTATTGCCAGACGCTGGGGACGGTCGGGGATATTATTCTGGCGAATCTCGGGTTTGTCGCCTTGGGGATACAAGGAGGGTTAGAGGAGGATATTTCGATCCATATTCGCTTCCTTTACGATGAGACGGCATTCCGCTTTACATTTAGGGCAGATAGTGAACCGATGCTGACAACACCACTCGCTCCATACCATGGAATCAATACTTTATCGGCTTATATCGCTTTAGCAGCAAGACCGTAGAGGGTACGAAAATTCATGTGTATATCTGGTGAGAGTAGGAGCCCCGTATGCCCAGTACCGTGACGATGACCAACGAGGAAAAGACGCGGGTCACCGTGCAGCCCATGACCGCCGCCGGCAACCCGGCCCCCGTGGACGGGGCAGCCACCTGGACCGTGACGGCCGGCACCTGCACCACCCAGCCGATTGATGCGACCAGCGCCTATGTCGTTTCGGGCGACCCGGGCGATTCTACGGTCAGCGTGCACGTCGATGCGGACCTGGGGGCGGGCGTGGTGCCCGTGGTCGACACGATCGCGGTGCATGTCACGAGTGCCACGGCGGAATCGCTGACGATTACCGTGGGCGCCCCGGAACTCAAATAGGGGAGGAGACGACTCTATGGCACTACTGAACCAGATTACCACCGTCGTGGCGTTGCTTCCCCAGGACATTACTGGCGCGGGCCAGAGCGGGCAATGGGTGTCGCTGCGGCGGTATGCGCGGGCGCAGGTGGTCATCATCCAGGGGGCCTGGGCCGGAGGAACGCCCGCCGTGGGGCTGCTCCAGGGGATTGGCGTTGCCGGGGTGAACGCCAAAGTCTTGCCCTTCACCACCCGCTACCAGCACGCCTGGAACGTCGGCACGGGCCCCGTGGCCAGCGCGGTGACCGCGAACACGTTTAACCTCCCCAATACCCCCAACCAGGTGCACCTGATCGAGGTGGAAGCCGCCAGCCTGGACGTGGACAATGGCTTTGACAGTCTGCGGCTCAGTATTGCCAATCCCGGGGCCTTCGCGGACGTTCTTGCGGCGTATTACATCCTGGGGGCCGCGCGCTACGTCGATGCCGCCCTGCCGAATGCTCTCGCAAATTAGGAGGTGTCCCATGCAGCTGATCCGTCTTGGCGACACGCAGGGATTCAATCTCGACATGCTGCTGGCCTGGGAGGTCACGGAACCCCCTCCACCTCCCGAGCCAGCCTGCGCGTCCGAGTCGACTCCGGCGCCTTTCCCCGCACCGGAGCCCGAGGGTGGGGAGGAGAGTCCTGCCCCCGCGCCCGCGGGGGCCGCCCCTCCCCTGACGCTGACCCTGTACCTGGCGGGGGGCGGGACCACCCACGACATCACCCTGGAGGGCGCCGAAGCCGAGGCGATGCGCAGCTACCTGAACAGCCGGAGCGGGGCGCTCATCCGTCCGGCAGCGTAGGAGGTGACCCTTGCATCTCTATACCGTCCGCTGGAACCAAGTCGTGGAATTACTCCACGCCATGTCGGTGGTGGTCGGGGAGGGTGCCGCGTACTCCTGGTCCGTGAGTCAGGATATGCAAACCCTGAACGTCTACCTGACCGACGACCCGCTCGATAGCGAGATCTATACGACGCCGGTGGACCTGGCGCCGGTCATTCCGGACATGCCCCTTGCCCCGCCCCCGGGGCTTGCCGTGTCGTCCATCGACCCGGTCACCCTGGCCCTCTCCGACGTGGATAAGACGCTCATCGTCCACGGCACGGCCTTCCGCGACACCACGGTCATTGTCTTTAACAATGTGGTGATCGACACGACCTATGTGAGCCCGGTCGAACTGAACAGTATTGTCAGCGCCACCATGGCCCCTGGCGGGCCGCAAAATCCGGTGGCGGGCACGGTGCCGGTCCAGGTGCAGCAAGACGAGACGCTGGTGCCCGTGCCCCCCACCATCACCTTTAGCTTTACCGGCACCTATATCCCGATTCAGCCGAGCGGCGTCACTCCAGGAACGCCGGGCAGTTTTACCCCGGAAGCCTCCACCATTCCAGCCAACCTGGCGGCGCTCACGGCGTTGGGAGCGCTGGGCGAAACCGTCGCCTGGCTGCCCGGGCAGTACGTCGTGCTGGGCGATGCGTCGGAGGCGTACTGGAACGGCACCGCCTGGACCGTGGGACGCACGCCAGCCCTGGCCACGGGCGCGACGGCGGGCACGCCCGGCACCTGGACGCCGGCGGAGTCGAGTGTGCCGGCCACGTTTACGGCCTTGCAAAACGCCAGCCCGGCGGTCGTGGCCGCGCCGCTCACGGCCTGGACCCCCGGGCAGCATGTGGTGCTGGGCAATGCGGCGCATGCCTACTGGGACAGCGTCGCCTGGGTGAGTGGCAACGCGCCGTAAGGGGGGAGCCGCATGTTGGCGCTCTGTACCGTCGAACAGGTGATCGCGTTCCAGCGGGGGACGATCGATGACTCGCTGGCCCCGCTGCTGCAACAGCTCACGCTGGGCGTGACGCGCCGTTTTGCCTCGCTCTGTGGCCGGGCGACCTGGGACCACGCGGCGGCAGTGGACCTGCACGATGGGGGCCTGGAGCGCCTCTACCTGCGCAACTGGCCCATTGACCTGGCGGTGCCGCCTTCGGTCACCGTCGACGCCACGCGGCTCTTTGCGCCCGGGACGGTGTTAGACCCGGCCAGCTACGTGGTGGACCCCGACGATGGCACGGTGATCTTTGTCGGCACGGTGCCCCCCGCCGGGCCACGCACGGTGCGCGTGGGCTACACCGGGGGCTTTCTCACCGCCCCGGGCGTCGGGGCGCCGGAGGATCTCACGCTGCTGGCGACGTTGCAGAGTAGTTTTCTGTTTCAGCGGCGCTCCGACCTGGGCCTGGTGGCGCACAGCCTGGAAGGCTCCGCGATCAGCCAGGAACAACGTTTAACCCTACTGCCAGAGGTCAGAAATGGCCTGTGGCCGTACCGCAGACAGGTCTTTGCGTGATGGCGACGCTTCCTCCACCGTTCCTTGGGACATGGCGAGCCAGCCTGCGCGAACGTATCTGGCAGCAGATCGAGCAGCGGCTGACCACGATTACTCTGGCCCATGGCTGGCCGTTTACCGTGCACGTGCTTGCGCGCGGGGCGGCTGACCCCCTGGCCATCCAGAGCTATCCGTGCGCCATGGTGATTCCGGCGACGGATGAGCCGGAGAGCGGCGCCTATGACACCAATCGGCGGGTGCTGTCGCTCCTGGTCCGGGTCTGGGTGCGGCCCCACGCCAACCAGCAGGTGACCCTGGAGCCGGTGCTCACCGCGGTCACGCTGGTGATGATGCAGGACCCGATCCTCGGCGGGCTGTGTGACAATCTGGATGAAGGCGCGACAACGTTCGTGTACGCAGAACTGGGGGGAGAGGATGCTGGCGCGGAGATTGAATACACCGTGAGCTATCGCACCAAGGCCGGCGATCCGACCCTGACCCCCGCTGAACCCCAACCGTAGGAGGACGTGCCGTGGCCCTGGAACGCCATTTAGTCGACCGCATCGAAGCCAGTTTTTTCCGCCGCGAAGCCGTCTATGGCCAGGGTGTGTCCCCGTATAATGCGGGGGCGGCCTGTCAGTTGACCGATTTTGACGACGCCAGTGCGCATGTCGTCTGGGACGACATGCTCCAGGCCAATACCGACGTGTTGACGGGCCGTGAATTTCCGACGCATCAGGAAATTCCGCGCCAGTCGATGACCATGACGTACACGGAGCCACGCACGAAGCCCAATTCCCTGGCCGGCATGCTGGGCCTCACCATGGGCGCGGTGCCCTATACCGTGCAGGACGGCACGCGCAATGCCTGGCGCCACCTGCTGCGCATGGGCGGGGCGACCAGTCTGCCGTCGATGGTGGTGCATGCCTCGTATGATCGGGGGACCGCCAAGACCGGCTTTCTCTATCGCGGCGTCAAGTGCTCGACCATCACCCTGTCCAATAACGGGGCCTACTGGCAACTGGCGGCGACGCTCATCGGCTCCGGGCGCCGCGTGGGGGATACGCCCAACGTGAGCATTGTGCCGATCCAGGAAAACTGGCTGCGCTGGGGCGATACGCGCTTTTTCCTCAAGCCCCTGCCGACCGGTGCGCGGCTGAGTGTGCCGAGCGGCACGGTGCAGCGCTCGTCGAGCCTGGGAACCGTCGGGACCGGCGGGGTGTTAGAACTCTCGCCGTTCATGCGCTCGTTTTCCGTCACGCTCAATAACAACCTGGCCGCCGAGGCGGGCTATCGGCCCTTTACCGGGGCCGTGCGGGGCAACTTTCACGCGGCGCGGCGCGAGATCACGGCGGAGATCACCTTTGATATCGATTCCGCCCATGAGGCGGGGTACCTGGATAACTACCTGAGCCAGAAAAACCTCGCCCTGGAGGTCGACTGTGCCAGCTATGCGCCGATCATCACCGGGGGCGTCTTCCGCTGGGGCTTCTCGCTGATCTTTCCGGCGTTGCGCCTGACCCGGCTGGCGCGGGGCCAGCAGGACCAGATCGAGACCCTGACCTATTCGGCCCTCGCCCTCGACGATGGCGTGAACGCGCCGATGACCGCCTGGGTGTACAACCGGCGCCCGCGCTATCTGGTCTAGGGGGGGGGACGGCCATGGACCTGCGTATTACCGTGGCCGGCGCCGAGGAGCAGCGCCGCCGCCTGGCCGAGTACCGGAAGCTCCTCCGGGGCCGTATCCGCACCACCCTCCAGACCGAACTGACCCAGGCGATGACCTACGGGCGGGCGCAACTGGCCGGGGCGGGGGGGCCCCAGCGCCGCACCGGACGGCTGCAGCGCAGTTTTCGCTTTCGTATTCGCCCGTTGCGCGACGTGGTGCGTGCCCGGTTGGGGTTTCTCGGGCGCGGCGTGGGCTATGCCTGGACCCAGGAATACGGCGCCGACATCCGGCCCAAGCCGCCCAGGAAGTACCTCCTGATCCCCCTGTCCGCCGCCCTGACCCCGACGGGACGGCGCAGCCTGCGGGTGCGGCGGGCCATGGAGGCCGGCAACACGTTTGTTCGGGGCAATATCGTGTATGAGCGCCGGGGCAAGAACACCATCGTGCCGCTCTTTGTGCTCAAAAAGTTTGTGCATGTGCCAGCGCGTCCGACCCTGGCCCCGACCTGGAGACGCCTGCAACCCCGGCTGATTGCGCGGCTTGAGGACGCGATGACCAACCCGCCCTCTGTGTCATAAGGACGCCGCTATGGCCTCGTCTGTGCGCGATTTTCGCCTCCACAACCGCACCACCATCACCCTGCCCAGTGGCCTGGAGGTCCTGGTGCGGCGCTGCCAACTGCAAGATTTCCTGACCTTGAGCGAGCTGCCCGTGCCGGCGAGTGGCCAGGCCGCGCCCGCGCGCGATCCCGTGGCCACTCAGCGGGAGAACCGCCTGATTGCCGACCTGCTGATCGTCCACTGTGCCCTCCTGCCGCGTTTTGTCGCCCGGGGCGAGCCTGAGCAGGAGCACACCCTCGGGGTGGACGAGCTGGAGACGGCGGATTACACGGCGCTCACCAATGGCATCCTGGCCCATTCCGGTCTGGCTCCCGAGGTAGCCGCCGAGATGCAGCAGTTTCGCCCAGACGCAGAGCGCCCGGCTGGTGGCGCAGATGGCGGAGAAGTATCACGTCCTGCCCCACACGATCATGCAGGCGACCCCGGCGGAGTTTTATCTGGACCTGCTCCTGGCGACGCTCCCGGAGGCTGGGAGCCAGCCGCGGAGCCTGTCGCCGCCGCCCCAGGAGCGCCCGGCTGGGCAGCCCAGTCTGGCCCAGCAGTTGCAGCAGTATGAGGTGACAGCCAATGGCGGAACGTGGGATTGATATTCTTATCCAGGTCCGCGACCAGGCCAGCGCCACCCTGAAGGCCATCGAGAGCAACTTCGCGGGCTTTCAGGGCAAGCTCAACGGGCTGGCCAGCGCCGTCGCCAACATCGGGAACGTCATGCGCGGCTCGCTGGCTGGGCTCGGGGCTGCCGCGGGCGCGAGCGGCCTGACCAACCTGGTGCAAGGCGTGGTCAACGTCGGGACGCAGATGCAAAGCTTGCGGACCACCATGACGGTCGTGACCGGCAGTTCGGAGAAGGCGGGCGAAGCCTTCCAGTTCGTGCGGCAGACGGCGGATCGCCTGGGCTTTGACACGGCAGAACTGGCAAAGTCCTACGTCTCCCTCACGGCGGCGAGCCAGGGGACGGCGCTGGCCGGGCAGCAGACGAAAGAGGTCTTTCTGGCCGTCGCCACCGCTGGCCGCACCCTGGGCCTGTCCACGGACCAGATGAACGGTGCCCTGCTGGCCGTGCAGCAGATGATGAGCAAAGGGACCGTCCAAGCTGAGGAATTGCGGGGCCAATTAGGGGAAAGACTCCCAGGGGCGTTCCAGATCGCCGCGCGCGCCATGGGCGTTACGACGCAAGAACTGGGCAAAATGCTGGAGCAAGGGCGCGTCATGGCGAACGACTTCCTGCCCAAGTTTGCCGCCCAACTGCAAAAAGAGCTGGGGGGTGGCGTGGAGGCGGCCTCGCAGACGGCGGTTGCGGCGTTTGCCCGTTTCCGCAATGCCCTCACCGATATGGCCACGAGTATCGCCCAATCGGGGGTGCTGGACCTGCTCGCCCAGTTGGCCAATGCCTTCGCCTGGGTGCTCAAACAAGCCCAGGGGTCGGCGGCAGGGATACACGAGGCGGTGCAGACGTACCAGCAGTCCATGGTGGCACTCAGTAAGATGTCGGCCCTGCTTCCCAGCGCGGATACCGCCGCCATGAGCGAGATGTATCGGCAGCGCTCCGTGCTGCAAACCCGTCTGGCGGGCCTGACCACCGGGCGGGAAGCGGTCCAGCCGGGTGACCTGGAGGGGATCGAACGTATCCGGGAGACCACTGCCGCCCTCGCCAACCTGGAAGACCAGATCAAACAGGCCGAAAAAGCCGCCCAGCAACTGGCCGAGGTCGATGTTATGGGGGCCGTCACCCTGCCTGTCGATCCGCTGGCGTGGACGAAGCCCCTGACGGAAGCGCAAAAAACGTTTGAGACCACCCAGGCCAAGCTCTACGAGACGCTCAAAACAGCGGGGGCGGACAGCATCGAGCAGATTGACCAGCAACTGGTGGGGCTCAGGAAACGCTACAGCGAGTTGGTGGCGCAAATCATCGCGGTCCCCGAGGCGCGTAAGGCTGAGAAGCCCATTCTGGCAGCCCAGCTCGCGGATGTGCGTGCCGCGATCCAGGTGTACGACGAGGAACGCAAGGCGATCCAGAAAAACACCCAGGAGCGGCTGGCTGCCGCCCAGAAGGAAGCCGATGAACTCAAGCGTCGGGACAAGGCCGCCCAGGATGCCCTGGTCACGGCACGCGCCGGGGTCGCCGCAGCGACCGATGGCTGGGAAGCGGCGATGCGGATTCGCCTGGAGTACGAACAGACCGACCCGGTGATGATTGAGCGCCTGGTGCATCTGGAGCGGGAGAAACGGGCGCAGGAGGCGCTGAATAAAACGGCGGAAGAACGCAAGAAGCTCTATGACGACCAGCTCAAGATCGCCAGGGATATCGTCACGGAATACCAGCTCGTCTCCAGTATCCCGGAGCAGGATCGGGAATCCGAACGGTTACGCCGCCGCCTGTCGGCCCTGGAACCAGACTTCCGGGCAGACGTGGTGATTGCCGATGAAGGGCGGCGCCAATGGCTCAAAACCGAGGAAGACGCCAAGGCCAACGCCCGCGACTTCCTCGCGCTCCAGGAGCAGATCGCGGAGGCCCTGGCGCGGATCGGCTTTGGCGAAGAGGAGATCGCCAGGAAAGAACGCGAACGCTACCTGCTCAAAGCCCAGGCGCTCACGACCGATGAAGAAGCCCTGCGGGTGCTGATGGAACAGTATGACGTGCTGCAACGCCAGAGCGAGGAGATGGCGAAACAGCGCGAATCGGCTCAGTTCATGGAAGACGTGCGCGAGCCGGTGCGCCCTCAACCCCGGACGCGGCGCGAAGCCTATGAGCAGGGCCTCGAACGCATGCGCGAGACCAACGTCCCGCAGGCCCGCATTGCCGAGGCCCAGCGGCTGGTCGAGCACCGGCTGGCTGCCGAAACCTTGAACGACGTCCTGGAGTACTCGCGGGACCTGGCCGAGAGCCTGGGGGAGACCCTCGAAGAGTCCCTGGTCGACATCCTGGACGGCGCGGCCCTGTCTGCCGAAGGCTTTGGCGCGACCATGGAGAAGATGGGCAAGGGCCTGATCAAACTGTTCGGCCAGGAGATTATCCACCTGGGGCTGATGCCGTTGCGGCAATCGCTGCGCGATCTGGCGAGCGAACTGGCCAAGAGTGACCTGATGAAAGCCATCGTGGGCTGGGCCGGGAAAGCGCTCGGCCTCGGCCTCGGCGTCGCGGGGGCCACCACGCCCATTCCTGGCATGGCGCTCACGGGGCCAGGAGGGAGTTTTTTGCCGCCGGTCTCGGTGGGAGCCCATGGCGGCATCTTTGGCGTGCAGGCCATGGCGCGAGGGGGCCTGGTGCCCTCCGCCTCGTTGCGTCTGCTGGGCGAAGCGGGTCCCGAAGCCGTGGTGCCGCTCACCTCCGCCGGCATCGCCACGTTTACCAAGGGCTTGCAGGGGCCGGCGAGCGGGGAGCCAGGCGCCGCGTCCCAGGCGAGCGCCGGGGAGATGCAGCGCATGCAGGCCATGCTGGAGCGGGCCATGCAGCAGAAGCCTCCCGTCGAAATGACCGTGATCCTCAACAATCCGGTGGACCCGCGAAAGATGGGGTTGCAGCCAGAAGAAGTGGTGCAGATTGTCGGCAAAGACATCAACAACGATGGGATTGTCCGGCGGATTATTATGCAGAAAGCGAGCAGGTAAGTATGCCGCCACTGCTGTGGATTGATGATGTTTTACAGCCTGCATACTCCGTGTTTCGTGAGATCGTGGCGCCGCAATTAAAGGCGCCGTTGGGAGCTGGAGCGATCCAGCATCGCCGGCAGTACGCCAGGCCGCTGTCACGCTTCAGGCTCCGGGCGCCGCACGAGACCATCGCCACGTCGACGCATTTGTGGGCGTTCGTGGCCTTTCACCAGGGCGATATCCCGTTTGCGTTCTCCGGCTTGCACTACGGCGATCTCACCGCGACGCCGTTTTTCATCGCCTTGGGGGACGGCGCGACGCGCGATCTCCTGCTGCCGCATCGCAACGTCTCCGAGGTGAAGGTCTACGTGGGGACCCGGGGCGCCACCGGGACGCCAGTCCCGCTGGGGCAGGTGAACAGCGCGGCGGGGAGCCTGACGCTGTCGAGTCCCCCGGCGTCTGGCGCGTATATCCGAGCGACGTATCGGTGCTGGTTCAAGACGATCCTTGACCATGAGGGGGAGACCGCGCTCACCGAGGAGCACTTCTATTACGACTCCCTGCGGTATGAGCAGATCGTGTTATTGGAGATTCCCTTCTAGTCAACGACCGCTCCCTAAAGGAAGCGGCTTGTAGCTGGCTTACGCCAGCGCCAGCAGAAGCTGGCGAGGCTGCGCTACTCTGCGCTGGTTGACGGCAGCACGAGATTTGATGTTCTGGGCGGCATTGAAATCCGCCGCTGTTTTATAGCCGCAACGCTGGCAGGAGAAACGGTCTTGAGACCGACGATTGGCTGTGGCGATATGGTGACAGTGCGAGCACTCTTGCGAGGTGTGCCTGGGGTCCACCAGGATCACTGGCACCCCAGCGAGTGCAGCCTTGTACGTCACGTACTGCCGGAGCTGGAAGAATCCCCAATTGGCGTGCCGTGGGCGTTGCTGGCGTCTGGCCTTAACCCGCTGCCTGATGCCCGTCAACTCTTCGAGGGCAAGGGCGGCAGCGGAGCGTTGCGCTCTCTCCACGAGCCGTTTGGCGATGGTGTGGTTGACATCCTGTTGAAATCGGGCTTGCTTCCCCTTGAGCAGCTTCAGCCGTCTTCGTGCAGACCTGGTGCGATGCGCTTGCAATCCTTCCCGGCGTTCTTGATACCGCTGGCGCTTGCGGTCAACAGTCTCACCACTGTACACGGTGCCATCGGAGTCCACAGCCAGGTTCACAATGCCCAGATCGACGCCCAGAACCCGCTCTATCCCGATGGTCTCTGGTTCCAGCACATCACAGACCACGGCAATATACCAGGCGCCTTTGAGGTACATCAGGTCCACCTCGCCCTTGCGAAAGGCCAACAAGGCGCGTTGGCGCTCACCACACTGGTAGGCAACCTGCATGCGTCCCTGCGTGGTCCACAAGGACAGCGTGGTATCGGAGCACAGGCGAAAGATGCGGTCATCGTAGGGTTGCGCGGCAGTGCGTCTGAATCTGCGCCTGGTCTTGCGATCCAGTTTGTACGCATCCGCGACCTTCGCAATGCAGCGCACGGTCATTTGTGCGGCAAGCCCAAACTGGGCACGACAGCGCTCATAGGTCAGCTTGTGCAAGGCGAACTGTCCAAAGGTCTGCGTGTCCCATGCCTGCCCAGCAAGCCAGGTACAGGCACGGTTCGACACCTTCAGCGTGTCCGCCAGCGTGGCGTGTTGCTCAGGAGTCGGGAGCAGTTTGAGATTGGCCACAAGTTTCATTCTTCAAGTATAGAATATTTTACGAGAAAGAACAAGCAAACCTGTTGGCCTGCAAGGCCAACCTTTGTTTCCTCTGCCGCCTAAAGACGGCAGTCTCCACAAAGGACTTTCTATGAACGTGCGCTTTTTCCACGCCGATCACCTGCTGCTCACCCTGACGGACCTGCCGCGTGAGGCGCCGGAGCTGGCGCGGCTCCCGGGACGCGGGGAACAGTTCGCCCTGGCCGATCCCCTCACCGGGACGCGGCGGCGCTATACGGTGATCCAGGTCGAGTGCCTGTACGGCATGGACCCGGCACGGGGGCGGCTTGGGCTCACCGGCATCGACATCTATGTGACGATGATCGTGGCGGAGCGCTACGCGGAAAATCCCATTCACGACTAGGAGAGCGCCCCCGATGAAAATCTTTTCCACTGCCTTCCTCGACCACCTGACGCGGGTGTATGGGGCCGGGGTGTGGGTGCAAGGGGCCGTGGTGCATCATGAGGAGGGCAACGATTACTGGGTGAACCATAACGAGCCGGTGGTGTTTGGCGGCCACACCTACGCCCCGGTCAACATGGCCTGGGAAGGCGTCGAGCAGAGTTCCGCCATGGCCCTGCCTGGGATCGAGGTCACCGTCGGCAACATTGCCGGCCAGGCGGAAGCCTACGTCGATCGGATCAGTCTCCTCGGCAAGGCCATCGACTTGCAGATTTTCCATCTGGACCTGCTGGCGGCGCCCACGGAGTACGACAGTATCACCCTGCAAGTGCAGCACATCGCCATCTCCAGCACGCATCTCACGGTGCATTGCGGCTTTAACCTGGGACTCCAGGAAAGTTTCCCGAAGTTTGTCATCACCAAGGCGGAATTTCCCGGCAACAGTGATGCCATCCGGCATATCACGGTCGTCTAACACGGGGGCGCAGGTGCTCGACATCAGCCGACTGGAACTCGCGGCGCAGACGCTGTTCGGGACGCCCTGGGTGGACGGCAGCCTTGATGTGCGCGTGGGGCTCGACTGCTGGGGCTTTGTCTGGCACCTCTACGAGGCTTGCGGGGTGATGCTGCCCCGCGATCCGTTTGCTGCCAGGCCGCTCTTTGCCCTGGTCACGGCTCCGGGAGCGCCCGGCGATATCCTGCGCTTCTGGGCGCCCGGAGCGCCCCGCGAGCATCTGGGGGTGCGGCTGCCTGGGCTGCGCTTTGCCGACTGTAACCGGCACGTCGGCGGGGTGGCGATTCACGATCTGCGCCTGGCGCTCTGGCAACGCTGCCTGACCGACGTGTCGCACTATCACGGAGCCGACGCATGAACCTGCGGTTTTACGGCTTTGGCGGACCACGCACCATCCAGTGCTACAATCCTGCCGCCCAGACCCTGGGGCACATCCTCGGGCCACACGCCGAGGCCGTCGCCCTGGTGCGCTGTAATGGGCAGGCGCTCGTGGCCTGGGAGACCTATGTCCCTCAGGCCGCCGATGAGCTGGAAATCTGGTTGCGTCCGGGCTGGGCCACGCCCATCATTGCCGGCATGGCGCTCACCTGGGGGGCGCTGGCGACCCAGGTGGCGCTGGCGGCGGTCATGTTCGGCATCAGTTACGGCCTCAGTCTGCTGCTGGCCAATCGGCCCGATCCGACCCGCGAGCAGAACGCCTCGCAGACCTTCGGCATTGCCGGGCTGTCCAATACCACGGCCCTGGGGACGCCCAAGTTCGTCGTCTATGGCACGCGCCGCGTCTTTGGGCATCTGATCAGCTCGTATGTCTCGCTCGAAGGGCCACCGCCGAAAGAGGCCGGGGGGTATCGCCCCTATGTGCCGCCCCCGGTCATCTACGAGCCCCCACCGACGGGCGAAGGCGGGGGGTTCAGGCAGGCGACGCCCCGGGCCGCCGAGCTGCCTGGGGGCGGCTTCTATGGCACCGGGATGAGCTTTAGCGCCACGTACTACATGGGGGAGGGGGAGGTCCAGTCGCTCAAGAAAATCGAGATTAACGAAATCCCCATCGCCAATTATGCCCATACGCACTTCGAGGTCCGCCGCGGGACGGCGGAGCAGACCAGTACCCAGGGCTCCGCGACCCAGGTGTATCAGGACGGGCGCGAACTGAGCCGGGGGCTGCCGGTCATCTATCAGACCAAAGGCGACCAGATCAATGATGTCCGCTTGCTGTTTGCCGTGCCGTTCCTGCAATACATTCGCGGGCGCGATCAGGACGTGCGCGTCGAGGGCGGCTCGATCACCATTCGCGTTGAACGCAAAACGGTTGCCGCCCGCACCTGGTCACGCATCAACGTCACCCCGTCCACGGGGGCGGACAAGGGCAATGGGGTCATCCGGGCCAATACCCAGGGGAGTTTTTTCTGGTCCCTGCGTCTGACCATGCCGGCCAAAGCCCGCTGGCAAATTCGCCTTACCGCCATCGAAGTCATCAACGAAAACAATGCCTCGGCCAGCCTGTTTAACGTCGTCGAGACGGATAGCCGCCCCGGCGCGCCCCTCACCTACCCCAACAGCGCCGTGCTGACCATCTACGGCATCGCCTCGAAGCAGATTACCAGCCTGGAAGGGATGCAAGTCTCCGCCATGATGGAGGGCCGCAAGGTCTGGGTGTGGAACGGCGTCGTCGACCGCAAGCAGTTTAGCCGCAATCGGGTGTGGATCGTGCGCGACATCCTGACCGACCCTCGCGTCGGCATGGGGCATCGGATTCCCGCCAGCCTGTGGGACCAGCAAGCGGCCCTCGACGCCGCCACCTACTACGCCGGCGAGATTGGCAAGGAGCCCCGGGATTACTGCGATATCGTCATCAATCAGCGGCGTCCGGCCTGGGACTGGGTGAAAGACCTGCTCACCGAGGGCAATGCGGCGCTCTATCCCTCCCGGGGCCTGCTCAAATACGTCATTGACCGTCCCCGCAGTCCGGTCACGGCCTACCTCGGGCCGGGCAATCTGGTGGCCGAGTCGCAGACCAGCACCATTGGCGCCACCGGCCCGCCACCCAATACGGTCCGGGGGGAGTTTGCTGACGCGGCGCAGAATTACCGGCTCGCCTTGATCGAGGTCGTGGCCAGCGATATCGGCAGTGAACTCCTCAACGAGCAGACCACCTCGCTCAAAACCGTGACGCGGGAGAGCCAGGCCATTCGCGTCCTGGCCTATGGCCTCAAAAAGACCCGCCTGGCCCTCCGGCGCTATAGCTGGAAGAGTCCCCTGGCCGCCTTGCCCTCGGAGCCCTTTGATGTGGTGCGCCTGGGCTACCACACGCCAGCACGGCGGCACGGCTATAGTGGCTACCTCCAGGCCGGATCGACCGCGCTCCTGCTGGTCTTGGACCAGGCCGTGCCCCTGGTCGCGGGGACCACCTATGAGGTCCTGGTCAATATCCAGCGCCTGAATCTCCCGCTGGTGCGCACCTTTATCGCCACCGCGACGCGGGCGCAGGTGACCATCGCCATTGCCCCGGCACTGGGCGCCGTGCCCGAGCCGGGCGATCTCTATGGCATCGGGGTCCTGGGCGCGGCCATGGTGACCGTCCTGCTCGATCACGTCGCCATGGACGAGACGGCGACCACCCTGACGCTGGCCGGGGCCGAATATCGCCCCGACATCTATGACACCGCCGGGACCGGCGTGCTGCCGCAGACGCAGACCGCCTTTCATGACTTCCCGGCCCTGTATGCCGAGGACATCACGACGCGCTATCACGCCTCCTATCGCAGTACGCCGGTGAGTGGGCAGCGTGAGGCGACCGACCCGTGGCCGGGAGCGCAGCTCTACCGCTCGCAGGACCCGGTGGATGAGGACTATCTCCTCGATACGCAGGGCGCGCCGCTGCCCTGTATGGGCACGGCCCTCACGGCGCTTCCGGCCGCGCCGGCGCAGACCACCGACTTCGTGAGTACGGTGGACGTGACGGTGAGCGGCGGCATCCTGACCAGTATCACGCCGGGCGAGTTGCAGATGGGCTTTAACGCGCTGCTCCTGGGCACGGAACTGCTCAATTTTCGCATTGCCGAGGATCTGGGCGGTGACACGTATCGCCTGCGCCAGTTGCGCCGGGGGCGCCGCGGCACCGAGGTGCAGGTCGGCACGCATCAGAGCGGGGAGCGCTGCCTGCTGATCGGCACGGGGGTGTTTACCCGCGACATGCTGGCGCAGGAGCGCAGCCGCACGCGCAACTGGAAAAGCCCCACCATCGGGGAGGACGTGACGCAGGTGGCGCCGGCGCCGTATGCCGCGCCGTCCCTGAATCTGGTGCCGTGGACGGTGGGCAGTGCGCGGGGCGTGCAGCTCAGTGATGGGACCTGGCGCCTGAGTTGGCGCGGGCGCGCACGCTTCTGGGGCGAGTGGGTGGACGGAGAAGAGGCCACGCCCGACGCGGATTTTGTCCATTACCTGCTGACGATCTACCAGGACGCCACGCGGGCGCAGGTGGTGCATCAGGTGGCACTGGGGCAGGGGCTGGCGTACCAGACCCCGGCGACGTTCATGTATAGCGCCGCCCAGCAGCAGAGCGATTTTGGGAGCGTGCAGACGACGCTGTACTGGGACTGCGTGCAGGTCGGTCTGGATGGGACGAGTGCGCCGCTGCTCCTCGTCTCTCAAGCCGGAGAAGGGACTTAGTCTAGATGTTTCCACGTGCTACGGTGGACAATGAGACAAATTTGATCGGTCGCATCTGGCGGACAAATTGTCCGTAGCCTGTCTTTGAGTCGAGGGCTCCTGTCCAGAGCCAACAAGCCTGGGGATCATCGCGATGTGTGACATGGCTCCAAAAGCGATCAGCAAGCAAACGTGGGCGCGGCATGCTCAACCTCCTGATGTTGAGAAAGGTTCCTGAGTGTGTGTGTAGCAACCTTGTCAGGAAGCAAGGCTTTCATGACTTCTGATCAGGAAATCACTAGCTACACGAATGAACAGTATAACTATAACAGTATAACTATAAAAGACTCTCAGAAGACAGTCTTTTATCGAAGGGTGGTGATTGCGGGTGCCAGTTTCAGAATTTAGAAGTATAGAAAGTATGGATATAGGATCACTCGGCAAAAGAGACTATATTTAACGATGCGATCAATAACCTGTCTCGGGGCATTTCGGGCTACCTGGCCATTCCCCTGGGCGGACTCAGCACGCTCGACCTCGCCAGTGACACCGAGGACTTGAGCCTCTACGCGGTGTTGCGCTTTACCGGCGTGTTGACGGCGCCCTGTATCGTCACCGCGCCGTCGCGGGCGCGGGTCTATATTCTCGACAACCAGACCACCGGGGCCTTCGATGTGACCTTCAAAACCTCCAGCGGGGCGGGCGTGACGCTGCCTCAGGGCACGCGAGCGCTGTACTACTCCGATAGCACGGAGGTCTACGTCGTCGCCGGGGCCGGGGCCGGAGGCAGTGGGCTGGTCGTGGCCAGCGCCAGCGGCACCTGGAATTGGGACACGGCGACATCGGGCGCCCCAGCCAGTGGCCGTCTGGCCATCAATACTGCAGGGGTCACGGCGGCCACCGAACTCCGGGCGCATATCGTCGGCAGTGATGGCGTGGACCGGGAAACGCTGTACCGCTCGCTGGCCTCGCAGGACGAACTGTACCTGCAAGACCAGACGACCAGTGCGAATACCGTGCGCTATCGGCTGACCGCCGCTGGGAGCGATCAGGGCGTGTGGTGGTCGTTCCCGGTCGTCTGGGTGGCGAACAGCGGCGTGGCCTTTGCCCTCAACCAGCCGATCACCGTGGTGTTCAGTCTCTCGACCAGCCTGCCCCGGGCGACGACGACGCAGGCGGGGATTACCGTGCTGGCCGACAATGCGCTCGCCATCGCCGGGCTCGACGACACCACCGCCATTACCCCCGTCAGTCTGCAGGCCAAATGGGCCACGCTGCCCCCGCTGCCCGTGCAGGCCACGACCAGCGTGGCCGGGATCGCGCCGCTTGCCACCACGACCGAGGGCGCGACGGGCACTGACAATACCAAGATCATGACGCCGCTCACCGTGCAAGCCAAGATCAACGCCATCCCCCTGGCCACCGAAAGCGTCGTCGGGCTCTCGGAGCGGGCCACCACGCAGGAAAGCATTGATGGCGTCGATACCACGCGCTTTGTCACGCCCGCGGCGCTGCAAGCCAAGATCAACACCCTCCCTGGCGCCCCCCTGAGTGGCACGCCCCTCAGCCTGGCGCGGTACGCCGCCTCTGGCACGGCGCTGGAGACGGCGCCCGGCGTGCTCACCAGCAGTAGCGGCACGCTCAGCGTGGGGGCGGCGGCGGCCCCGACGGACGTCATGTTGACGGTGCAGAGCGCCGTCAATCTCGCCACGACCAAACTCCTGGCGATGACCACGAGCACGTCCAATCTGGGCACGGCGCAGACCCTGCTGCGGCGCAGCAGCGGCGACATGATCGACCATTTTGGGGTGGGACTCAATTTTGCCATTGAAGATACCGCGGCCGTCGAAAACTTGCTGGGCCAGGTCGGGATGAAGCGCCAGGGGGCCGACAATAGCGGCCGCCTGATGATCCGCACGGCAAACGCCGGGACGCTGCCGGCGGCCACCGGCCCGGGCGCCCTCGCCGTCGATCCCGTCGGCAACGTCAGCGTCAACAGCGACCTCCTGGCCTCGGGCGGCGCCAACCTGCTGGGGCTCGGCCCCGCCACCGCCCCGACGAGTAGTGTGGCCGATACGGTGCTGCTCTATGCGGCCGATCGCGGGGCCACCGCCGGCAAGGGCAGTCTGCACGTGCGCACGGAAGATGGCACCAGTCATGTGCTGGGCGACCTCAGCGGCATTGGCACGACGCTCACGGCCACGCTGGGCAGTGGCGCTTCATACAGAACGCTGACCGTCAACGGCTCGCTGCTCACGGTAGGGCAGTCCTCGGTGCAAGAGCGGGCGCAAGCCCTCATCGCCTCGTCGTTCGTCGTGTCCACGGACGCGACCCGCACGGCACGGGTGACGCTCTCGGTGTACGATGCGACCGCCGCACGGGAAGGCGTGCGCATCGAAACCTCAGGCACAGCCCCCATGCTGGGGTTTTTTGGGCAGCCGGCCGTCGTCCGCCAGACGCTTGCGGCCGCGGCGACGGATGCCACGACCACCCAGGCGCTGGCGAATAGTCTGCGCACAGCGCTGATCAATCTCGGGCTGGGGGCCTAGCACGATGCGAGAGATACGTCTTTGAAAGGACATTCATTATGGCATCCGGAAGCGATTTTGTGACCACGTATCGCCAGGCGACGACGCGCTGGCTCACCGCCCTGGAGGACCTGCTGGCGCTGAAAAGCCAGTACACCGCCTTAGACCTTGGCTCGACCTTGACGGAGGAGGATTTTGCCGGGGCCAACAGCGACCTGGACGCCGCCGACATTGCGGCCGGCGTGACCAGCGTGGACGCCATCAACGCCCTGTTTATCACGGGGCATAATACCGTGCTCTACACCTTAAAACAGTAGGGAGCCCGCCATGCGGTATTGGTGTTAACCGCGCGATTTCTTCCCTGGAGAGATGGTGAGTAAAAGCGGCTGCACTGGAACTAGCGGCTCCTTGTTGTATTTGCGACTGTTACAGGATTGGCAGGCGGGAACAATATTGGCCACCGTATGCGATCCTTGTTTGGACAGTGGCGTGATGTGGTCTTTTGTGAGCCGCTGCACCTTGCGGCCACAATAGACACACCGATGGCCATAATGGGCTTTGATCTCTTGCCACTGCGACTCTGTTAAATCATTCACTGGAGCAGAAAGCCTTGCTGCACGATATTGAGCGTTTTTCTCCGCCATGCGTTCAGGATGGGCCTTCCAATAGGCTTTACTCTTTGCAAGCAGCATGTGGCGATTCTGTGCATAATACTTGCGGCTTTTCTCCCGATACTTTGGTTTATTGTCCTGATATTCCTGTTTGCGTGCGGCTCTACGTGCCGCATTATAGTGCTTGTAGTATTCCTGAAATTCTTCGGCATATTTTTGGACATACTCTTTTTCATAGGCACGCAGTTCTTCACGATGTTCCAAACGATACTGGCGGTTTTGCTCAAGCCTTTTTTCGCGATGTTCTTGGTTATACGCACGCCAATAGGCTAACAATTTTTCGCGATGTTCTTTGGTATACGCCTCATAATACGCCCGAAGTTTTTCGCGATTTGCCGCAACATAGGCACGGCGTTCTTCCCGGTGTGTCTCGTGGTAGACCCGCTGTATGGCGCGTATTCTCTCAGCATTTTTCTTGCGGTAGATTTGATCATAGAGACGTTTCTTTTCACGATCTTGCGGCATGTCCAACTCCTGTGGTTGGGCCTGTGTGGTAGCACGGAAACTCCCCAGGTAGGAGCTTGTTGGGTTGCAATCCCTATCCGTGCCGCATGGAAGTATACGGCACAAATAATTGTACCACAAAAACCTTACATGGTCATATAAATGAATAGGTTATATTGCATTTTTTGTAAGAAATGGCTCTCCGGCCCCGACGTCTGCGAGGTGCTGCCGGCGGGGACACTGTGGCCGGTCGGCTGTGCGCTGTGCACGGAGTGCTGCCCACACGCGCTGCACGGCATTCCGACGGACCGGCAGGCGGCGTGACGCATGGAGCTGCCGGCGGCGACCAATGGGCGGGGATGGATCGGCATTATCTGGACCGTGCTGCAATCGGCCTCGCCGATTACGGTCGCCCTGGTGCTCGTCCTGTGGTACCTGTCCATCCGCTGGATGACCGCCGAGATTGCCCGTGTCCACACCATCAACCAGCAACTCTGGGGGCAACTCCAGACGGCGCAGCAAGCCCAGACCGACCTGGCCTGGCGTTGTTATTACGACACGCCACGCAGCCAGCCCAAACGGGAGGAATAAAGGAAACCCCCTATGCGCACGGCCTCCGTCCTGCTCCTGCTTGCCCTCTGTGCTCCCGTGCGAGCCGCCACCTATCACGTCGCCCCCTCAGGCAGCGACGCGACCCCCTGCGCCACGGCCACCAGTGCGAGTACGCCGCGTCAGACCCTCAACGGGGGACTCGCCTGCCTGGCCGGCGGGGACACGCTGCTGGTGGCGACTGGCACCTATCTCGAACTGCTCGTGGCCGGACCGGGGGGCGCGGACGTGGTGCGCCCGGTGCAGCCGAATGTGATCCCCATTCCCAACGGTCTCTCGGCCAGTCAGCCCACCACCATTCGCGCCGCGGACGGGGCCGCGGTGTGGCTGAAACCCACCGTGACCTATCCCGGCGGGGGCGGCATTGTGACGACGCTGCCCGGGGCGCAGTATCTCGCGTTTCGTGGCCTCCATCTCGATGGCCAGGACCAGCATGAGCAAGCCCTCTGGCTCAAAGGGTCCCACATCACCTACAGTCATGCCGAGATCACCCGCAGCAAATACCATTGCGTCTCGTCGCAAACCGACAGCGACGCCGTGACCTTCTCGCATCTCCACATCCACCATTGCGGGCTGGCCTCGACCATGACGCCGCCACCGCATGGCATGTACCTCTGTGGGACCAACAAGGTGGTGGAATATTCCTCCATCCATCACACCAACAATCGGGGCATTCAGCTCTCCTGTGAGCAGGGCGGCATTAGCGGCGGACGGCTGCGCTTGAACCGCATTGCGGACGTGAAATACGGCATCCAACTGCAGGGGAATGACAATGAGACCCACGATAACGTGATTGAGCGCGTCGGCATGGGGATCTGGATTGGCGGCGGGAATGGCGGGATCATTCGCAATAACACGATCTATCAGTATCAGCCGGTGCTCTCCGATACGTATGGCATCCTCGCGGCGTCGAGTAGCGGCCCGGTGCTCCGCGACAATATCCTGATGCAGATGGAGGTGGTCAGCAGCACCAGTTACAACCGCTACATCTACTCGACGGGATCGGCCCCGCAGATGAGCGGCCAGATGTTTGACGTGCAGCCGGCGGGCGGCCTGCAGCCGCAGTTTGTGGCCACGGCCGCGGCGGTGTTTGTGGATGCCCCGGGGGGCGATTTCCGCTTGAAGGCGGGCTCGCCGGCAATTGGTGTAGGGCACAATGGAGGGAACCTGGGGGCGTCGATTCCTGACGCCCCCGATCCACCCGATCCGCCTGATCCGCCGCAGCCCCCGGACCTGCCGCCCCTGGTGCTGGAGTATTCGGTAAGCGACGGGGGCTGGCAGTTCGCGGAAGAGCTGGCCTCGCGCTCCAGGGATATCTGCATGCGGCTCACGCGTGGACCCGTGCGGGTGTGGCAGGTGTGTGGCTTTGCGCCTGGAGCGGTGCAGTAAGGAGTGTTTTTTGAATATCATAGGATTGATTATCCTGCTGGTAATCGTTGGGGCAGCCCTGTATCTGCTGCAACTGGTTCCCATGGACCCGACGATCAAAACGGTCATCAAAGTGATTATCATCGTCGTGCTGATTGTGTACACGATTATCTTTCTGGCCGGGCTGGCCGGGCTCTGGCCGGGCTGGCCGGGCCTGCGCACGCGCTAGGAGTCCCGTATGTTGCACGTCGGCGTCGAGGACGGTGGCAGTGCCCAGCAGTGCATGGTGTGCCCGCTCGCCCGCACGGAGCCGCCCGCCGCGCTGTACGTGCTTCTATGGGAGCGCGACATGCATCCACTGACGGGGGCCGCCGCCCAGGCCGACCGCCGGTTTCTCGGTGGGATGGTGCGGCTCTGCTGGGAGCATCTGGACGAACTGGCCATCCTCATGGCGGAGGTGCTGTAAGTGCTTGCCGACATCCCCACGACCTTTCGCTGCGACATCTGCACGCTGCGGCACGATCGCGAGCGGCTGTGCTGGACGGTGCTCCGGGCGGATCGCTGCGCGTGCGTGGCGTGTTGCGGCTGTGCGGACCATGCGCTGGCGGACGCCGATCCCGGAGGGACCGTGGTGTGGCCGTGGAGCGGACTCTGCCCCTCCTGAATGGCTCGCCCCCCAGGCTCTTGCACCGCCTGGGCGTCCGCCTGGCGGGAGACTGCGCCGCTGGGCGGCAGGGCGGGCTTGACGTGCAGGGGCATCCTTCCGTAGGATGGGGCGTAAGGATGGGGGTAGTAGCCCATCCCCCGCTCAAGGCCTGTTGGTATGTCGCCCTGGTGTCGCCCCATCGACCGATACCAGGGCGGTCGTGCGTTCAGGGCTCGTGCGCCTCGGTGGCGTCCTCGGGGGCGTCCTCGGGGGCGGTGAGGAGTGCACCGAGCTGCACCACGGCGTCAAACAGCGGCGCCGTGAGCACATGGGACGTTTGTTCCCACTGATAGCGCTGCAGATCGCTCTCCCATACCAGTATCCCCAGGGGGCAGACCCGCCGGGACCGATACGCCAGGGCTTCGACACGGATGCGCGGTTCGACCTGCCGCGTCCGCGG